CCTATGGTTTCAGCTATCAGCTTATCAGCCTTTTCCACATTAGCGATAGCATCAAGCATATCATTCATCGATACACCAGCCGCAATAATAGCAGACATAACTTCAGTAGCAGACAGACCGCCTTTGTCCTCGTTCATGCCAGCTTCAACAGCCTTAGTGATACGGGCAGCGTAGTCGGTTGGTTTAGCTTCAACCTTAACACTGTCAGACCATGACCATATATCGTTAGACTCATCGGCTAACCATTCAGCGATTAGTTCAGACTTGACATCGAAACGTTTCTTATCTTTCTTTTCAAAGATAAGTTCTTCACGCTTGCCACCATTGATAACGCAATCACGCACATCCTTGTAATTAGATGTGAATGGTAAGAAGTGGTGAAAGTATTGGCAAGCAACACGCCAGTTAACAGCCGTTAGCGTAAAACTACCGTCGTCTTGTTTACCTAGCAACGCATTAATAGGGCGGACATCAGCGGTTTCTAACACATAGGCTAGTAGTTGGCGTGATAGTTCAGATAGTTTAGCTTTGGTTACTTTTTCAGCTTGTGCCAGTTCAGCAATAGCTTGCATAAGTGTAGTGAAGTTCATAAATCACCTCGTTGTTTGGTTGGTTAAATAAGTGGCGCACGATACAGGACTCGAACCTGTAACAGACTGTTTAGAAGACAGTTGCTCTATCCAATTGAACTAATCGTGCTTAATAAATACATCCCGCAACCCACTGATTAGTTCATAACGCTAATCAATGGATTGAACGGATATACTCAGAGCTTGTATATTAGCAGACGGTATTAGCGCCCCGTCATAGTAGCCACGCATCCCTTGCGGTAATGCTACGGGAATTGTTATTGTCAGTAACTCACCCGATTGGCTAGGCGCTTGCTCCCCTAAATTGAATGAAAGGTATACTTTGGCTGAAGTCGTAACTAGGATGGAAAACAGTTATTCTCTACCTGTCTTAGGCAATTATGATAGGGGTATATGATTGTTAATGAACTGGAATAGGCATAGACCTAGACACTATCTGACGACGTTGCAATTATAAGGCCATAGCAGACTGGCCGTTCTGATAGCTTACACTTGCCTACATTTCATTAGGCGCACGACTCCCGTTAGGGCTACCGCTCACTCTCGGTTATTCCGTTGGCCTTGTTTGTCTATCCGTTGCCGTTACCTAGTAACAAACACCTTTTAAACACAACTAACCTAGGGCGTAACACTGGCTTAGTGGTCTATCTCACGTCATCAAATTGTTAAAGAGCATTGTTCTTACGAACAGGGTTCACACATATACTAGCTGCAATGGGCAGAGCGCAAGCCTAAACAGGGAGCGCATGGCAACGGGTACGAGAGTTTATTTCAGCTTGTCTTTGCTATCTATCCGCCAGCCAGCCTCAGCCAGTGAGCGTGTGAACCAAATTGTTAAAGAACGTGGGGTTTAACCCAGTCACATCATCGATGCGACTTGCCAAGACTATTGCACTTTCAAGGCCAACTTTGCAAAAGCCTTACAAACCAATGACTTAGAGAAAACAGGTAATAACAAAAGTGTGCCAGTGTAAAGAAACCCGACACTTTTAACGGTGGAATGCGGGATAGAGGGTGTAAAGAAACTTGACACATTTGAGGCTAAACACTCAAGCCCTTTAAATACGGGCATAGTGGTGTAAAGAATGTTGACAGCCTATTAAAAGTATAAGGCAACGTGTACGCATGAAGCATCTATACATGCGTACGTATATACACTGATGCAACAGTACTCGCAAGGCGTTATACAATATAATTAACGCATAAGATATAAAGAATAATTATAACAATCTCGCCGTAGGCATTAAGGCATATATATCAATGAGTTATGGTGAATAGTGTGGTGGTCATTAGACTAAAGTATCATTGACACTCGCCGTTAGGCATGTATAGCAGTATAGACGTCTAAACATCCAGATGTGCAGACGTATAGATGTATGAATGTCTAGAAGTATAGAAGGAAAGACGTTTAGGGGGCTAAGGGGGGTATGGGGGTTGTTGCAGTGTGTGCATTACCCCTTAAAATTATCTCCAAGAAATTACCGGGTTCTGGGCCTACAACCCTTTCCTACAACACAACCTACAACATAAACCGAAAGGGGACGCACAGATAAGTTCCCATCAAATAGCAAGAGGAATAGTAATGGCTATTGATTTACCAAACATTGGTAATGGATTTAACAGGTCCATCATAAACAGCAACTTCCAAAAACTGGAAGATGAGATAAACAATAATGTACTTCGACGTAATGGTGTTGGTCCAACAGAAGACAATGCTATGCGTGAAGACTTGGATATGAACTCACAACGTATCCTTAACCTTCCTGAGCCTGATAGTGACTTTGAACCATTGCGTCTTATCGACCTAAGTGGTGAGAGACTAGGTTCGTTAAAAGACTTTAAACCTACATTCGTTCAAGAGACAGTTCCAGAGAAGAACGTTGTAGAAGGTAGTCGATGGTATAAGCCTTCTGTTGCGTCTACGTATGTTTACTACTTCGATGAGTCTGGTGATGGTTATTGGGTAGAAGAACCTGTTGCTTCGGTTGACCAAGCTATTGACGGAACAATTAGCTTCGAGTCGACACAAGACATGATTGATGGTGATTTTGCCATCACAGGTCAATTAGCGTTTAACCGTGAACTAGACAACGCTCCCTACGTACTAGCACCTCAGGGCTATTCGGCTAAAGGTGGAGACTTGGTTACAGGAAGTGGTCGTGTATGGGAACTTCAACTTAAAGATGGTGCGTATGTAGGTTGGTTCGGTGCTAAAGGCGATGACAGCACTGACGACACTTCTGCGTTCCAAAATGCAGCTTCTCGAAGAGCTAGTCTCATCCTAGGAGTAGGCAAGACCTACCGAGTAGAGTCTTTAGATATGTCGGGAAGAACTATTGAAGGAAATGGTTCAACAATCAAACTAGTTGATGGAAGTACTTCTCGTTATATACTTGGAAACTTTACCACCTCTGTTCTCAAGTTGAGAAACCTAACTTTAGATGCGTCAGATGGCGTTCTAGGAAACTACACTGTACAGATTGGTAGTGGCGGACTAGATGCTAAAGGTTGTACGTTCAAAGGTGCTCAGAACATATCTGGATTTGGAGATGGTGTTGTTATTGCGTCCTCTAACTTAGAGTCTCGAATCCTAGACTGCTACTTCTTAGAAAACGGCGGTGCTGGTCTTTCTGTTCAAGAGACTCCAAGAATGCTTGTTGGTAACAGCACGGCTATGAACAACAGCCAAACAGGTTTTCAGTTTAATAACTACGACCAAACCCTGACTAAGAAAGTCAGAAACGTAGTGGTTTACGGATGTACCTCGGATAACAACATCAATGGTTTTACCTTTGGTAATCCATACAACGACAACGACTTCACTGGTGATAACTTCGGGTGGAGCAATGGAGTGGCACGAAATATCGTAGTTGATAGCTGCATTGCAACCAACAACAGTACGTATGGTTTTGCGTTAAGTATGCAAGTGGGAGGTATGTCGAACTGTATATCAAGAGAAAATACCTTTGGGGGCGTTCTTGTTAACGGTGACGAGATAGGCATAAACAACTGCTTAATCACTCGAAACGAAGTATATGGTATTGACATAGGTCACGGAAGGAATGTAACTATGACTGGTGGAGAGGTTTCTTTCAACTCTACTAGTGGTGGTTCAGCTCTTCTGCTAGAGGCGTGTACTGCAGTGTCTGTGGTTGGAACTTTGGTGTTTGGTAATGGCACAGGCAACAACGCACAGATTGTCATAAACGCTGTCGGCGGCACTGGAGATGGTCGGTATTTCCCTTCACGAGCTTCCACTCTATATTTGAAGTGTTTCGTTAGGGTTTCGGCGTCTGAAATCGGAATGGCAGTTAAAGACAACCCCGCTAATGTCATAGATGAAAACATCTACGAAGGCCCATCTGCTGCTACATTTACTAGAGTCCAAGCCAAGGCTCCTAACTACGTTAGCAGGTATAACGGAAGACACAGTAGCTCATTTACACCATCCGTTTCTGACAACGTAGTTGTGTTCCCAGACATAGCCAACAACTTGATTCTGAACACTACAGATTCACTTAATAGTATCGAGCCTTACTCGTATAACTATTTCAAAGACAAGGTGTCGTATATTGAGGTAACTAACGGGGGTAGCGGCTATACGGTAGGGAACACTACGATGACAATAACTGGGGATGGCTCTGGAGCCACTCTTCTTCCCATTATTAATAATGGAGTAATTGTCGGGGCTAGGGTTCAGACTTTCGGTAGTGGTTATACAACTGCGTCAGTGACAATCACTGGTGACGGAACAGGAGCATCAGCAACAGCTACTGTCGGAACCCCTCTTTTCGCTGGTAAAGAGATAGGACTCTCACACAACCAAGCGCAGACTTTAGTAAGAGCAGGGGCTATTGTCTTAAACAACCCAACAAACTCGGACCTAAACGCACCAGCGGCTGGCTATACAACGCTAGTAGAACGGTTCGGGCAATGGTTGCTGAAATCAAAAACGTATTAGGAATAAAGAATGGTAGATTTTGTAAGTAATCCGTCAGTTGGTGACGAAAAACTGATTAATGAAAAACTATTTCGCTGGGATGGAGAGAAATGGTCAGCAGTTCGACAAGTAAAACCAAAGGAAGTCACCACCCTGACTTCCCTTATCGCCTCCTCTAAGTCCTACCCTCCCGGTACGTTTATAGAAACTATTGGCTATGATAATGTCTTTGACAGAGGCTATGGCTACTGGGTGAGGCTGAACCTCGTCAGCGGCTCCTCTCAAACACCTGCAGACAGAGTAGACGCTAGATGTACTAATGCGTTAGGAGAGGTTTGGGAGTATGTGGACAACATGGGTTACTTAAACCTATGTGCTCTAGGTGCCAAGGGAGATGACAGCTTTGATAATACGGAAGTGTTTGCTGCAGCTACCGCCTCTCGTTTTAAATACCACAAACTCTTTAGCGGGACATACCTTTGCACCCGTTACACCTTAGCCTCGGACTTCTGCTTGGAAGGTGTTGCAGGGGACCGACCTGTGATTAAACTTCCTAACAACGGAAACAGTATTCTTGTTTTCGGTTTGAATGTAAGCAACGTTACAGTCCGTGACTTGGTAATTGACGGTAATAGGACTAATCAGGATATAGGTTCAGGCAACAACCACCGAGGTCTATACTTCTTAGGAGCGTGCTCTAACCTTGATGTAGAAAACGTTACTGTTAAGAACACAGTAGACCACGGTCTGTTCTTCTCCTCAGGTAACAACCCAGAAGATGAGTGTGGCAAAGACAGTACAGTTCGTAACGTAATCGTAACTAACTGTGGTTCTCAAGCGCACATAGACGCTGGTGGTGCTGGAGGAAGTGGACTGGTTGGTGGAGAAATCTCTACCCACTATATCGGTTGTTATGGGTATGGAAACCACTTAAACGGTTTTAAAGGAAATGCTACTTATACTGGATGTATAGCTTACAACAATAACAATGGAGGTTTTGAAACAGGTTTCGGTACTCCTTCTACAAACCAAGCTAAATGGGTTCAATGTGCTGCTATTGATAATGGAGGTACAGGCTGGAGGAACCAAGGACAGGGTGACCAATTAACATGGGTGAGCTGTTACGCTAAAGGCAATGGCCGTTCAGGTATCCTACTGTTAAACTCTGTAAACCGAGCTGTTATAGATGACTGTTGGTTTATTAATAACGGACAACGCTCTAACAACGGAGTCGATGAACGAAGCGATACTGAAGGTTTTGACGGTATTACTATTACAGGTACTTCTTCCAACCCAGACAACATATCTATTGACAGTTGTCAATTCGATGATGAACAAGGGACTAAGACTCAGGAATACGGAATATACGTTCGTAAAGAGACTCCTAACATCACAATAGGAGATAATAACGTATTTGGTGATTCAAAAGAGCAACCTGTATTTTTTGAACTAGATGCAGCCAACTCTAACGCCAAAATAGGTAAGTGTTTTGGGTTGTCTACCTACAACAATGATACAGAGGCTAAGACAGTCACTAGTACAGTAGGTGCAACAGCTCTTACTACCAATATCATAGACACACGTTCTCTATTGTCTGCTACTCGTCTTAGACTTACTTTAGCAGGAGACACTTCAGGAACAGCAGGAGCTAAGGACATTATCCTACAAGTAGGCGGAGAAATAGAAACTATTGGTACAGTTCCTCAGACGAGCCAAGCCTCTTACTACGCAGATATAGAGATAGTTCGTCACGGTTCTAACGCTTACGTGGTGTATAAGGTGTTTGTCGAAGGTCTTGCACCTCAAGAGGGTATGTTCACTACACCAGCTTCTTTCAGCTCATCTCTAACTGTACGTTCTCTGGGAAGACTGGACAATGCTTCAGATTCCATAACCCAGAGACGTTTTACACTAGAACAGGTATAATATGAAAATAGATAAAGCAAAATTAAAAGATACAATGGGGAGGCCTCTTACACAGGGGCTGTTCCTAGAAATTGGTTATAACTTGGAGTACGCTGTATTCACTTTAAAAGATGAAGACCACGTGTACCAAGGAAAGACCTATCCATCTTTGAAAAAGCTATACCTAGAATACGCCGACCCAACTGAGTATGAGTTTGCCCGTACCTACCTAGCTGGTTGGGCACAGTGGCAGAAGATGTGTGAGAACAAGATGTTACTAAAACATATCAACGAGTGGCGTGAAGAGCTTGAGCTACAAACTCGTGCAGAAGGTATTAAGGCCATTATGGACAGTGCTGCAGAGGGTAACTTCCAAGCAGCTAAGTGGCTAGCTTCAAAAGGATGGGACAGCAAGGGCGCAGGAAGACCTGCCACTAAGCGTGAAGAGATGGAACGTGAACTAGAAGATAAGGTTATGAACGACTACGGAGCAGACATCGTTCGATTTAAGAATTAGGAGTAGCGTATGGATTGGTTAGCTAAAGCCCAATACCGTATAAAGAATATGCCAGAAGCGGCGAAGGAATTGAAACAGGCAGCGGAAGCTGACCTGTTCACCTTTGCCCAACTGGTTAACCCTCTACGAGTATATGGCGACATTCACAAGGAAGTGTTCCAGTGGCTTCAAGGAGACAATATTAGCAACCAACTGTTGCTACTACCTCGTGCCCACATGAAGTCGCACTGTATAGCTGTATGGTGCGCATGGTGGATTACTAAACACCCAGAGACAACTATCCTCTATATCTCGGCTACGGCTGAACTTGCAGAGAAGCAGTTGTACGACATTAAGAACATTATGACTTGCGACACCTACCAGAGATTCTGGCCTGATATGATTCACCCAGACGAAGGTAGACGGGAGAAGTGGTCGGTAGCTAAGATTGCCGTAGACCACCCTCAACGCAAGAAGGAAGGTATTCGTGACTGGACAGTGGCAACCGCTGGCCTAACAACTAACACCACAGGTTGGCACGCTGACGTTATCCTAGCGGACGACGTGGTAGTTCCAGACAACGCATACACAGTGGAAGGGCGTAATCGGGTTATGCAAGCCATGTCCCAGATGACCTCTATCCGAAACGCTGGTGGTTTCACAAAAGCTTGTGGAACACGTTACCACCCAGCCGACATCTACGAGACGTGGAAGAATCAGAAAGCTTTTGAGTATGACGAGGATACTGGTGAGCTGATTGGAGAGGTTCCTGTTTGGAACATCAAAGAACACGTAGTAGAACAGGACGGCATATTCCTGTGGCCTCGTGAAGTCCGTACAGACGGCAAAGCCTTCGGTTTTAACCTAAACATACTGGCAAGGATTAAAGCTGAGTACGAGGACCGTACACAGTTCTTCGCACAGTATTACAACAACCCTAACGACCCCGGCAGTGCTCGTATCAACCGAGAACGGTTCCAATACTACGACCAGAAGTTCATCAAGCGTAAGAATGGTGACTGGTACTACATGAACAAGAAGCTCAACGTATATGCTTCTGTGGACTTCGCATTCAGTTTAAGCAAACATGCTGACTCCACAGCCATAGTAGTGATAGGTATGGACGCAGACGGGGACGTATACGTGTTAGACATTGACCGATTCAAGTCTGACAAAACACTAGATTACTTCAAACATATTGCCAACTTACACTCACGATGGGAGTTCAAGAAGCTCCGTGCAGAGGTTACAGTGGCTCAGAAGGTAATCGTAAACGACATCAAAGACTACATCAAGAAGGAAGGTCTACGCTTGTCAGTGGACGAGTTCAGACCAAGCCGTGTTGAAGGTAGTAAAGAGGAGCGTATAGCAGCAGTCCTTGAGCACCGCTATGAGGACATGAAGATGTGGCACTTTAAGGGTGGGTACACTAACATGCTAGAAGAAGAACTGGTGCTTGCTAGACCCCCTCACGACGATATTAAAGATGCACTAGCCAGTGCAGTAGAAATCGCTGTCAAGCCTAAGCAATCTAAAACCAAATCAGAACTTGGTTTATTTGACAGCCCAATGAAATTCAACTCACGCTTCGGAGGCGTTCAATACTAATGTCAACTAAAGTAGCAGAATTATCAGCTATCTTTGCACAGGACTCAACTGCTGCATGGGTAGGTAACTTATGGGATAAGTTCAATAACCAACGCAGAGAGAAGATTGAAGAGTGGAAGGAATTACGTGACTACGTATTTGCAACAGACACCTCCACTACAACTAACTCTTCTCTACCTTGGAAGAACTCTACAACGCTCCCTAAGCTCTGTCAGATA